ACGTATCGCTCGTTCCCAGCACCACCTGATAATCCGTTGCGCTATCAAAGGTCGCAGTCAGACCAGTGCTTTGATACGTTCCAGCTTGCGCAATCGCAATAGTCCCAGCGGTGGTCTTGCTGGCCTGTCCTCTTGCCAGCACACCCTCGATGTAATACGGAAGTGCCGCCCAAGCACTAACACCATTTCCTACCTTGTATTTCCGCGTATCAGTCTCAATACCCATTTCGCCTTCAAGCAAAATCGGGTTATTAGCAGTCCACTGAGCAGCGCTGCCATTACGAATTAAGAATCGAGTGATTGTGTCGCTCATGGAGCACCGCCGTTAAGTACGTTTCCGGCCACATACTCAGTCGCAGGGCCGCCTCCATCAAGAATAACCAAGCTCTCTGTATCGACACCATCCCCATCAAGCACTGCAGGCGACACGTCCGCCAACACAGGCGTCGCACTGCGTTGCAGCATCAGATCGCAAAACTTTCCGTCATCAAGCAATTCAACTGATCGCACCGTGTAAGGCAGGCCATCAACGTTGACTCCCGCCCCGTACTGCAAATCGCCAAACAAGCTCGCAAGGCAAGTGACCTTGTAGTCAGTCGTCAGCACCACACCGTCCGCCACCATCTCGCTTGGCATGTCAAGGATCCCAAGCCCACTCGCTGATCCAGCCGAAATCGGTACACCGAAATCGGCGAGGAATACACTCAAGTCTTCAGTGAATGCCATCAGCAATAGCAGGCCCGATGCCAGGGCAGAGCGGGAACAAATGAATTCTAGCCTGTATTAGTCGGGGACACTAGGAGTGCGGGTTAAGGCACAGGAACTGCGGTTTTATATGGGTGATCAGCAGGGAGGTTTGCAGTGAGTCCCCATTTGTGGGCTAGGTAGCCTTCTAGTTTTTGGCGATTCGTTGTCCTCAGCAGCGTAGAGCTTACAATCACTTCAGCAAATTTAATGGCTGGACTGTAACCAAGTGCGCCAGAAAATCTCACCGCCCCGAAATGAAGATCACTATCAGTAGCGTAACCAGTACTAGATGGGGCGGTGTTGGTAGATGTTGTAATCTGGTTTGCCAGATTTAGTTCTATTTGCAACCCGTTCGCGAATAACAAAGTGCCATTAGTGGAGTTTTTGCTATTTAGTATTTGCGCTGTATTTGCTGCACGTGCATACGAATTACTGCCTAAGCGACCCAAGCCAAAGGATGTAGACTCAAAAAAAGTCACGATAGACTCTCCCGATAGAACTCCGGTTCCACTTACTAGAGCTTGACCTCTGGCACTTGGATAAATTCCACTGCTACTCCCCAGATTGCCGTATCCCCAAAAAAGGGCGCTACTTGTATCAGCCGCTGCTGCAGCAGTTGTTTGCGTCACCATGTAGACATCTAACGCATTGAAGCTACCGATTCCCGTGATGGAAGACGTAAAGCTATCGCCAGTGCCATCAAGTTGGACCGCTGGCTTGTTGGTACTCATACCAGTGGCGCTGTAGGTAGGGTTGCCAGCAGCAGTTGCATTATGGCCATTCCCACTTTTGTCAGTCCAAGTAGTAACAGCACCACCGCTCTCAGTAATCGTGCTTGCATCCGCAGCATCCAGCCACAGCGCCGTATCAATATCAGCCGGTGTCCAGTTGTTCTTCTGAGTCCCCGTAATAATCCAGCTCATCGCAACACCTCCGTTTGATTAGTGGCAGTGACTAATAGGTCGTGGTTTGTGTAGGTCATATTGCGTACCTCACGATGACAATGCCGGAGCCGCCGTTGTATCCGGCAAAAACTGCGCTACGAGAACGGCCACCTCCACCACCCCCGGTATTCGCCTGTCCGGGTGTTCCATTATTTAGTCCATAACTATCCCCACGACCTCCTCCTCCTAGTCCGCCCAATCCGCCATATGAGAAACCGCCTCCACCACCACCTGCATAGGCGGTAGATGTGCCTGTTATATCAGAAACGGCGCCATCTCCTCCAGCGCCAGCATTTGGATATACACCTATCTGTCCTGGTGTTCCTGTGCCACCGGCTCCACCATTTCTAGCAACGATAGACGAGGTTCCTGAACCACCTGTTCCGCCAGTTGCAGTAATGCTATCAAACGTAGAGTTTTCACCATTACCACCATTAGCGTTAGCTACGCCAATTCCGCCGGATCCAACGTAGATAGATTTTATGCCAGGTATCAGCACTAATGAACCCGTCAGAAACTCACCAGCATCTCCACCATCTCCACTGTTTCCAGATGCGCCAATACCTCTTCCGGCTCCACCTCCAGCAACGACAAGATATTCAAAAGACCCACCTTGCTTGATAGTTAGCTGAGATGATCCAGTAGTGGTAAATACATGCACTCGATAAGGATTGTTTGCAACATCAATGTAAAACACCTGATCGCCACCTTCAGCCCATGTATTTGGCTGATTGCGAAGTGTCACCTTCCCCGGCACATAAATCGGGCTCATGACATCACCTCCGCAGCAATCGTAGTGTTGGAAACTTGTGTGTAGGTCATGGTATAGCTGCTCCGATAGCGGTGATTAGAGCTGACACGCGGGTGTCAAGGGCGGCTAGGTCTAGGGATTCGCCGATGGAATAGAAATTAAGTCTTCCATCTGCATATCCAGCAGTTCCAAAGACTCTAATGTTCTCCGCTGTTGGCGTAACGCTTGTTGTTGAATGAGAAGCATTGCTGCCTCCGTTTCTTGAAATGAAAGTAGCAGAATCTGATCTGTTGGTGCCAAAAAAGCCGAGGGAAAGCGTCCTAGTCGAAGACGAAAGGGTCCTGTTTCTGAAATAAATGTTATCAGGAACTGGGGAAATCGTAAAAGCTGATGTGGTGGCAGCCAGGCTGTCAGTCCCTAGAAAATATCTGTTTACGTCACGTGTATTATTTTCTGTGATGTAAATGGAATAGTGATGACTGTTTTGTGGATATGACGCTTGTGTTTGGTTGCTGTCTAGGTACTTGGAACTGCCGTCTCCTTTTAGCCCTGTAATACGGCTGTAATCCCCGGACACGAAGTTGTAGTTCGTTGGCGCAGTCCCCACAAGCGGAACCAAAGCTCCAGCAAGCGTGCGAGCACCTGCAAGGATACAACTTGCCTTAATCGCATCCCAGATGCCATCATTCTTGCAGCCAAGGACAAAATCATTGATCGCCTTGGCTACACCAAATTCCAGCTCCTGGCCATCGGCTGCCTCCACAGCAGCGACATACGACACTGCTTCAGGTTCGGTCAGTCCGTTCCAACCAGGCACCCATCGCAGCGTCATACATCACCTCCATCGGGCTCAGTAGTGTCGTTGTCTACGACTGGTGCCACCCAGTTGGGATCGTATGGGGTGCCATCAGGATTGAACTGAGGCGGGGTAGGACCAACGTAATACGGTCCAACCTTGAGGTCTTGGCACACCTTTGTGGCCATGCTGGTGGCATAAGCGCCAACCACTTCTTCAGGAGAGATGCCTTCAAGGGAGGCAGTAGCGATGATGCCGGGGACGAGAGTGTCGTCGATAGAGATGTTGAAGGTTGCCATGATGATTAACCGATGAGCCAGTTTGTACCGTCAGAATAGACGGGGACAGTGTTTGCACCACCGCCTACAGGTGCTGCCGCGAAGGTTGTGGACGTTGCATCTGAGACAAAACCTCGCGTACCAGCGCCAACTGTTGCTGCGGCTGGTAGTTGTGAAACAAGGACAGGAACTTGCTTGACGTAGCCAGTGCCAGTAGATCCGTCAGTGATTTTAATGACGCCTGCGGAGTCACGGGCAATTGCAAGATCAGTGCTAAATTTAATTAAGCCACCTGACCGCGCATCAAACTCTAAGCCTTGAGTTCCAGTTACACTGGTTACTTTTAGTCGAAGAGTTGGCTGTGTATTTGGGGAATAAATTACATTTGTGCTACCATCAATTCCAAGCCCATTGGTATTAGAATAAGTATGTATTGCAGTTCTATTTGTCGTTGTTGGGGCAATTATTGTACCCACGCTTGAGACCGCTAATTGTCTAGTGCCGTTTACCTGCAACTCCAACAGGCTCCCACCAAACCCACTCGCTGCATTAACACCAAGGCCAGTACCACTCGTGCTCCACGCAGTCGAAGTGGTACCAGTGGGTTCAATCAGCAGTTGAGGCTTAGTCGTGGTAGCAGTGCCACCAGTGAACCAAGAACCAGTGAACGAAACAGGCGGCGTAGATGCAGCACCTGCCAAGCTGATGTTGATCTCACCAGTGCTGCCGATGCTGGCAGAGGTGAGACCAGCTTGAGCACCTGCAGAGTTGTACGTCAGTTGACCAGAGCTGCCAGCAACTAATGCGACGGTGCCAGTGGCATCTGGGAAGCTGATCGTGCGGTTAGCAGTAGGCGTGACCACCTGCACGGTGGTTTCGTAGGTGCCGCCGTCATCAAGGTTGATGTCACCGCCGACGCCAAGCTCTTTGGCGCTGTCGTTCCAGGTCAAATCAGCGGAGCCGGCTAGTGCGCCGCTGCTGTTGTATTGAATTTGCGTATCAGCGCCGGCAACATATGCATCGCCGCCACCGCCAAATGCCGAACTGAGAGTTAGGGTTTCCATGGATCAGATAGTGCCAAGCACAGTCGCGACAGAGGGAGTGCCACCACTTAAACTCACGAGCCGAACGCGCACAAATTGAACCGGAGCAAACAAAACGTATCCATATGTACCATTTGCTGTGATCGTATAATCAACTTGATTTGCCGCTAAATTAAAATAACTATCACCATCAACGCTGCCCTCAAAACGAATAACAACGTTGGTTCCAATATCCGCAACAGTGACCTGAAAACTTAAATTTGCTCCAGTACTCTTCTGTGCTGCCGTGACACCAGGAGCCGTCAGCGCCTCAAGGCTTGCGGTATCAAAAGAGCTGTCGTATCCGAATGGCATTAGATGGCAGCCGCTTCAGCAATCATAACCAAAAAAAAGCCTCAGGTCACCAATGCAACCTGAGGACCCGTCGTCATCCGCTATCAAGCGTACTTCTTCACGCCAACACCGTTGATGGAATAGGTATGGGTGGAGCTGTCTACGGTCGAGACAGCTTTGATCCAGCGCTTGGCAGCACCCTTGGGGAACACCAGATACTGCTTGTCAGCAGTGGTGCTCACCTGAGCAAATGCAACAGCGGCAGAGGCTTGCTCGGTGCCGTCAAGATTGAATACGGTGGTCACATCCGTGTAGCTGCCACCTTCGGTGTCGCTCGACTGAATTTTGACATCCAAGGTCGACGTACCACCGTTCTCAACATCAAGAATGATCACAAGGTCGCCCTCGTAATCGTTCATGTCGACAGCAGTACCGCTCAGAGCGGTAGTACGGGAAGCGGTAGGAGCCAGCGCAAAGTGGCTGAGCTTCTCCAGACCAGTGGAAAGAATGGCCATGATTAGTCCTCCTTAGGGGCGTAGGTGCGTGCCTTGCGCGCGGGCTTGACCGGCTCAGGCTTAACTTCTTCCGTCACCTCGACAGGTGCGGGCTTCTCAACGGCAGGTGCAAAAACAGCTTTGCCGCCACCAACCAATAAATTTGCGTCAGCTTCACTGACCTCAATAAAGGAGCCGGCCGGAACCGACTCCCCCGAGACCATGACTTGACGCAGGATCTCGACCCTCATGATCAAGTACCGAGGCAGAAGGCACCAGGCTGCTTCACAGCCACATCCACGTCCTGCAGGGCAATCACGCGGACGGTGCCAGCAGTAGCACCAGCGTAAGGATCAACAGTCAGATCCAGACCAGACCACATACCCATGATCATCATGGAGAAGTCGCCGAACAGAGCATCGTTGTTGGCAAGCTGGTTGGACACGATCACGGGGTAACCGTTGATCTCGCCATCCTCGAACACGAAGCCAGCAGCCACAGCAGAGCTGGACTTGGCGGTCGATTTCAGCGCACCACGAGCAGCAGCGTTGATGATGTAACGCAGGCTGCCGGCATCAGCGTTAGCAGAAGCAACATCGGTCTCCATGCCGATGTACTCCTCGAAGGTGCCGTAGGTGGTGATGGTCTGGCTGCCAATGCCGGTGGTGTTGGTCAGACCCAGGGGCTGGTTGCTAGAGCCGGTGCCGTAGATAGCAGCGCGGTCAAGCTCAAGAGCAATTACGCGAGCCAGATCGTTACGGATCATGCCCTCAACATCGATCGAGGACTGAAGCAGCAGACGACGGCTGTAATCGACATAAGCACCCACAGTCTTGGGGGTCATGTTGACCTGATCGATTGCCTGCTGGCTTTCGGTCGGGCTGCCGTTCTCACCCACCCAATAGGCAGTAGCAGCGGAGGTCTGACGAGGGATGCTGATGTTGCCTTGCAGGCCGGTCAGCATGGTCACGCCAGCTTGAGCCAGTGCAAGACGATTGCGCAGCAGGTCGATGAACGAACCAGCCAACAGCTCATCAGCAACAAGGTTGCCACCAGCAGTGGGGGTGCCCACCACCAGATCGCGACGAAGCACTTCGTTGGGGATCACGATGCCGTTGCTGGCACGCTCATACTTCTGAGCAGCAGCCTTGCCGACTTCGATTTCAAACTCAGCAGCGCGACGGGCAGAAGCATCACTGGGGTTAGCCAGATAGTTCAGCGCACGAGCAAAGCTGAAAGAGCGAGTCTCCTTATCGGAGAGGCCGACATCATTAGAAGTGATGTCGGCAGAACGGATGGGTTCTTCCATGGGTTGAGAGCCGAGTTTTTCGAGGACGGCAGCGCGAGCCTCGTCGAGGGTGCGACCACCTTCGACAAGCTCACGAGCCAGGTCTTGCATCTGGTGCTTTTCGCCCAGTGCATTGATAGCGGCGATACGGGTACGCTCGGCCTCTGCGGCCTTGGACCGGATCACCTCCAGATCTGGAGTGTTTTCCATTTCGGGTTCAGGTGTTGGTGATGCGGCGGGGGCCGCTTGAATCACGGTCTCATCATTTAGAGACCTGCCAATTCCAATCGTAGGATCAGCAGGTATAGAGACC